ACGAGGCGGCTGCGGAGGCTTTAAAATGGCTTTAACATTAGTAACACATCCTGTCGGTACTGCTAGCAAGAAATTATTTGCCGGGTTCCTTCCTATTGAATTTATTTTTAAACGTGAAGATTTGGCGATTACTGGCGTAACAAGCGGTACTGGCGGGGCGAAAATTACTGTGGGTACTGATTTAACAACTTATTTAAGTGAAGGCGACTCTATTTATTTATATTCTGAGGGCACGGATTACGTTTATGATACGACAGGTATTATACTTTCGATAACATCTACAGAAATTACCATTGATGCACAATACGTAGAAACTGGCACAGGCGGGTATATTAACTATCGTAAAAATTATTATGTTGAAATGCAGTGCGTTAGTAAGCAATTTACTACCGTTAATTTACTTCCTTTTAGTTTGCAATCTGACGGGGACGCTGCGGGAAATATCAGTATTGATGTTTCAATTATGAACGATTTGAATAGGCAACGTGGCGCAATATCTCAAAAAGTACTTACAGAAAGTTCAAATGGGTTTTATGTGCAATATAGGCAAGTCTATACGGGAAGCTCAGAAAGCTTTACACTTGACAATACGAAGCTTTTAATTACGGCTTATGCAACTGAACAGCCAGTAATCGGGGACGTTTTAAATAAATTCGATGTCCCGCAATTATATTTAGGTTATCCGGGTGCAATAGCCGTAGCAAATGAGGGCGGTGTTACAAGCACTACCGTTGCATTAAAGTATGACGAGTTAGACATTAATCAAATAGGAATTGCAGCCGGGAATTTAGGAACACTGGCAAATGATGCAAACGGTTTTTTGCTTTGGAAATGGCTTGCGAATGCAAGTATTAATGATAGCACTAAGTATGTGAATTTTTACACGCAAGTAACTGGTATTGCACCTTTCAAAACACCAGACTTTGCATCACCAAGTTTTGTAACTACTTAAAATATAAATATATGGCAAATAGAACTACAGTTAAAAGCAATATAATAGCGCTAAATGTGCCAAGCGTGGACAATGCTGAATTAAATTTAATGTTAAACGGTGAATTAGCAGATAATGTTGTGTTTAAGGATGCGGTTGTGGCAGTGCAGGTATCTACAATAAGCAATATTACTTGTGATTTTACAGGCAAAGATAGGATTGAATTAACCCGAACCGGAGGAACACTTGTGATTACCCCAACAAATCTGCCAGATGGCAGTCCCGTATATTTATTTATTCACAAAACAGCTGGATATGCAGTTACATTTACTATTGCTGTAGACCAAACTGAGGTTCAGGCATACGTAACGGCCACTACAAATGTTTTATATGAAATTATACAAAAAGGCTCTGTTCGTTATGCCCGTGCTTTTTTAAGAACCGTAAAAACTGCAACAGATTCAATTGAAGGTGTGTTGCCTATTGCTTCAGCCGCAGAGGTTGCAGCATTGACAATCTTAAATAAGTCTGTTGTGCCGGGTCGAATCCCTTTAGCAACAGATTCACAGAAGGGGGTAATTGAAGTCGCTTTACCTGCGGAAAATGACGCAGGAACTGCCGGAAACTTGGCAGTTATTGCTTCAGAATTAAAAAGGAAATATGACGCTGCATTAGTAGCGGCGGCGGCGGCATCTACTGCTTATTTTGCTGCGAATTATAAGGTTAAGGGATTTGGTAGATATAATTTTACGGCCGGGGCCGGTTCCGGGCAAGTATTAATTACCCATAATTTGGGGCTAGTCGGTACTCATTATGTATTTTTAACTCTTGGCGAATTTACAGGCGTGTATGGAGCAATGGACTTTGGGGCAGTTCCGGCAAATGGAAATGCTTTTGATTTATATTGGCATAAAACAAATGCTTCTAATCCAACATCCGGGTATATCAATTGGGTAATTTTCCAATAAAATGGGCAAAATATACGAAATAGTACGCCCGAAAAGCTTGACCAATTCAGATTATGAAGCTTTTGAATATTTAATACGCTGGATTGGCAGGGATGGCGCAGACTATCAATACATGTTCTATGATGCTGAATTATCTAACAGCATTAAAAATGAGATTATAAACGATACCGGAAATGTAGAGGCTGTTATTTCTGCTATTAACAAAAAAATTACGCTTACGGCAACCGATTTAAGTAAGACGGACTTGCTTGTTATTGGAGAATTGCTTGAAAATAAATTTGTTACAAGGCTATTAAAAGACGAGACAATAGAGCGTTATGCCCCGGATGCGAATAGTTTTAAGTATAGGCTCATGGACGGAAGGTATAGTATTGAATTTGATTTAATACCCGCACAACAGAAAGCATTTAGGTAATGGAACTTTATATAAACGGCACGAAGGCAGAGTTAGGCGACAGCGAACCCGCTATCACTAAGAAAAGTATTGACATAGAAAACCCTTCCGCCCGCTTTGTTGATATTACTAACAGCTTTAACCTTCCTGACACGCAAATCAATAGAGAAATATTTGATTGCCCGCAGGGAATTGGCACCAATAACCGAAGCTTTGATAAATTCTACAATGCTGTTTTAAATGATACTTTTCAGTTGTTTAAAGGAAAAGGCTTTCTAAATAGCATGACACCGGATAAGTTAAACTTTCAAATTGTTGACGAGGCAAAGGATTTATTTACTCTTATAAACAAAAAACTAACTGAAATTTCATGGGACGATAAAGACACGGCTTTGACACAAGCACAAATAAATGCCTTAGATGCTGTAGACATTAACACTTGTTGGTTCTGGGGCAAAGCATGTTATCACAAACAAGCTTTTATTATTAATACAGACCAGACAACAGGTGACGATAGGTGTAAGTATAGCCGACCTTCTTTTTACGTGCAAGGTCTTTTAAACCGTGCAATATCGCAAGCAGGGTATACACTAACTTCGCCTTTGCCGGATTTAGCATTTAGTAGTAATCATAAGCAGTTCTTTTTTACATCATATCAAAAAACATTTAATCAAACCTTTAATCCGGCTGGGACATTAGCAATTACTGATTTTACAAGCAATGATTTTAGTCATGCAGACGTAACGCTTACGACAAGCACTATTGAAGAGTTGCATAAAACAAAAATCAGAATACGTGGAAATGTAGTAACGAGCGCAGCAATTAAACTACTTGTACACGCAGTAGATGCAAGCACCACAAAAGTAACTGATAATGAATTTACATTGCCAACAAATGGTAGTTTTGATTTTACAACATCTGAAATATACAATGATGCAACAGGAATGACAATTGATTTTTCGTTAATTGGCACCGGGTCTGTTGTATTTACTGACACACTTCTTTACACGTTAATCGAGGAAAGCACCGAAGATTTATCAACAAACGTTTGGCTTGACTACAAAATAAAAGCTTACGACAATCTACCAGACAACTTAACTTATTTAGATTTACTGAAGCTTATTTGTGTTGTTTCAAATAAATACCCGATAGTTGATAGCTACAATAAAGCTATTTCGTTTGGTTCGTTGGCGAATCTAAACAAAAATAATTCGGTAGACTGGTCGGATAAATTCGTGCAGCAATCAGAATCGGTTACATCTAAGTTTTCAGGCATATTTCAAAAGAACTATTTGAGATACGAGAATGACATAACCGTGCCATTTACGCAAGGTGAAAGTTTTTTTGAGACAGACAACGAAAGCCTTGCATCTGAAGGCGACTATATTAAGTTAGCATTTGGCGCAAGTACTGATTGCGTAATTGATAGCAATACTATTGTACATGTGCCGATTTATGATGATACTGGCAGGATTGCTGATATTGATTTAAATATTAGGTTGTTAGGTGTTTCTGGCTCATGTTTACAATTTGCGTTAGTGGATTGGTCTTATTTAAAAGAAACATACTTCTCGAATTGGTTCAACTCATTATATCGCATAAGGGTCATACAAGGCGAAGTAAATCTTAACAAATTAGATGTGCTTTCATGGACAGCAAAACAATTAGCTCATATTGACTATTTTAAAACAACATTTATTGTTTTAGAAATAAGTAATTTTATTCCCGGAAAATTAACTAAGGTAAAACTTTTAGCATATGGCAGATAAGACGGTAATTGTAGAGATAAACTACGACACCACTCAGGCTATTAAAGACTTAGACAGCCTTACCGCTTCAATCGAGGGCGAAAAAGTTATGCAGGCAAAGTTAAAAGCAGAGCTTGAGGCGGGGACTATTTCGCAAAAAGAATATTCTATACAGGTTGAGCAAAGCAAGAACACTGCCAGTAAAGCCAATACTGAAAGGAAGGCAACAATAAATTTGTTGGGAGCCGAAAAGGGAAGTATCAGTGAATTGAAAGCAGAAATAAAAAGATTAAGTATTGAGAATGACGGATTAAATCTAAAGACCGCAGAAGGGCGTAAACAGTTGCAACAAAATAATGCGCAAATAAATGTTTTACGTGAATCTCTAAAAGGTGCAAGTTCGGATACGGGTAAAACTAAGGGTGCATTTGCTTCATTGGGAAACAGCTTATCAAGTTTACCAGGACCAATAGGAGGAGTTATACAAGGCATTGGAGGCATGACAAAAGCTGGACTTGCATTTATTGCAACGCCAATAGGCTTAGTCCTTGCAGCTATTGCGCTTGCGCTTAAAGCTCTAATGTCTTATTTCAAAGGTAGCGAAGAAGGCCAAAACAACCTAAATAAGGTTCTAAATTATGGAAAAGCTATATGGGAAGCTCTAATGAATGTTGTCGAAAAAGTCGGAAAGATAATATTTGAAGCTATTTCAAAGCCCAGAGAAACTATAGAAAAACTTGGAGAACTCATAAAAGAAAACCTTATAAATAGGTTTAAGGCTTTCGGTGTTATGGGTAATGCTATTGTAAAGATATTTTCAGGTGACTTTAAGGCCGGGTTTAAACAATTAGCTAATGGAGCAATACAGGCGACTACAGGTGTCGAAAATGCCATTGATAAAATAAAAAAATTAGCAGACGATACGAAAGCTTTTTTTAAAGGCGTAGCTGCGGACGTAGAAGCTAATTTAAAAATGGCAAATAGGCTTAGTGCCTTACAGGCGGACATAGATAAACGAGAAAGAAATATACTTGTTGCGCGGGCAAAAAATGACACTGAGGTTTCAGAGCTTCGATTAAAGGCAACTGAAAAAGATATTTATTCACAAAAAGAAAGGCTTGCTTTTTTGCAGGCCGCCTCTGATAAAATAGAAGGGTTTACAAAAAACGAGGAACAATTAGCAAAAGCAAAGTACGATGCGGCTGTTTTAAATTTAAAAATATCAGGAGACGATAAGGAAGCGTTAATGGCAGTTGCTCAGGCGGAAGCTGATTTGATACGCGTAAGGAAAGATTCACTCGACGAAAGGCGCAATATTCAAAAACAAATAAGTACATTAATATTGGCGGGGCTGGAAGATGAGGAAAAACAAAGAAAAGCAGTAGAAGATAGGCTAAAAGAAGAGGCAGAGCTTGACAAAAAAAGAGACGAAATACTGCAAAAAGAAAATGAGAGAAGAGGCGAAGCAATTGCAAAACTTGCAGAAATAAAAGCTCAGGAATTAGAACTTGAGGCGAAAAGCATACAAGAAAAATACCAAGTTCAGGCTGATGCCGCACAGGCAGATATGGAAAGGCAGCTTGAACAAGAAGGGTTGCTCGACGAAGAAAAGGCTGTTATTCGTGAGGAATTTAATTTGCGTCTACTTGAGATAGATGCTAACTATCAAGCAGAATTAGCGGCACAAAGACAGGCTGCATTAGATCAATCGTTAGCGGACATGCAGGCTATAATTGATGCAACTCAGGGTATGGCCGATGCACGTGTTACAATTATGTCTGATGCTTTTTCAAAGCTTGCAACGATAAATTTTAAAGAAATAAAGTCAGCAGCTGGTGCGTTTTCTGCAATAGGTTTAGCCGCACGTGGATTGACTGACTTAATCGTTTCGAATCACGATAAAGAATTTGCCAGCCTTGAAAACCAAAAGACCAAAGAACTTGCATTGCATGAAGGTGACCAGGCAGCACAAGAAGAAATAAATAAAAAATATGCAAAAAAAGAGCAACAGGTTAAAAAGAAACAATTTGAAGACGATAAGAAGAAGGCCATAATTGATGCCAGTATTGCAACTGCGTTGGCTGTGTTAAATGGGCTTCAAACGAAACCGTTAGTGCCAATGGGGCTTATAATGGCTGGTGTTGCTGCGGTACTTGGCGGTACCCAAATTGGTTTAATTGCAAGCAGGTATTATACGCCTTCGTCTGCCTATGCAAAGGGTGGCATAATTGGAGGACAATCACATGCACAAGGAGGAACTAAGTTTTACGGCTCAGACGGCTCTATGTTTGAGGCCGAAAGGGGCGAAGCAATGTTTGTTTTAAAAAAGGATGCAACCGCAGAAATAGCAGCGCTTTCACAAATAAACGAATCAAAAGGAGGCCGTTCGTTTATTGCACCCAGTGCGGCACATTTACAGGAGGGCGGGCAAGCTGAGGGGATTAATATTTCTAAAATGATTAATGATGAGATGCAGCGCACACCAGTAATAGTTCAGCTTGCAAGCATTGAAACTGGATTGACTAATTATAAGAAGGTTAAAAATGCAGCATTAATTTAATGGCAAAACGAGATAACAACATAGCAATTCGTTCAAAATTTTGCAAAATAGCTATTTCGAATCCTAAAATAGCGGCTAATCAATTACGTGATTTAGCCACAGGACTTGAAAATTGCCGTAATACCTCCGATACTATCAATGCTTTATGTCAAATATTCGCAGTTAGCGAACGAACTATCTTTAACGATCTCATAAAATAATAGCATAATTCTGCTTTATTTTGACGAACGTATCATTTTCTTGGACGAACGGTTTATAATTAGCATAATTCTGCCGTATCTTTACTTCATCAAATTAAAACAAAGTATTCACTAAAAATTTAGCAAAATGAAAGCAAAATTAATTACCAAAAACGAAACTATTTGCAACATATTCTTTAAGATATGGATGTTTGTTCGTTATAATAGGCATTTCATTCACGATTCTAATAATGGTGAAGAGTATAAACATGAATGTTATGATAATTTAGGTATTATTGATACCCTTGGGTATAGAGGAAGTAAAGGTAAGTATACTTATTCACATAGTGAAGAATTGGGAAATTTATATGGATTCTTTCTGCCATTTGGGTATAAATTCGAATATCAAAACTACTTTTCTAGTGAGATTTATTTAATAAAATAAACTTTTTCCTGCTAAATTGCCCGACTGTCAACAAAGAAGTCGGGATTTGGCAGTAAAAACTTAGCTTAATTAAAAACAACCTAAATTAAATTACAATGAAAAAACTATTTATTTTTTTAATGCTGTGTTTATCAATTAATTGTATTGCGCAAAGAAGTTTAGAATTAACTTTTGCACCTGGGCCTAATTCAATTGGTCTTCAATTTAACCACGTGGTTTTTGAAAAGTTTGATTATCAATTGGCAACCGATTACAACTTCAAAGACTATTATAGAAGTTCAATAGGGGTTGGGCATACAGTATTGTATGATTATTTTTTTATTAATGCCGGTGTAGCATATTCGACATTTAACAACAAAGAACATCGTTTTACGCCAGAAATAACTGTTTATGATAGAGAGGTAAATATCTCAATATCTATTGCGGTTGATTTAAAACTTGGTTATGCCAGGGCTGGTATAGGTTTTAAATTTTAATTCAACCCTGTCAGTTTGCTAAGTTCTGGCAAGGCTGCCCCAGACTCATTAAAACGAGCTGGGGTTTTGGTGGTATAAAACAATAAAATATAATATTATGAAAACGCTACAAAAAGAAGTTGAAGAAATAAGGCAGATAGTTGGCTTTGCGTTAAAAGAGTTGAGGTTACATAGCAATATGTCTTACTATTCTTTAAGTAAGGAAACAGGTATACACCCTCATACTATTAAGGATATTGAAGAATGCAGAAATAAGAAAGGCGCATCAATGGAATCGTTATTTACGCTAATGGCATACTTTAATTATTATCATATAAAATAAAATTACAACTATATGCAAAGACATTTAACAAACAAAGCAATCAAGGCTATTTTAGCTATTGAAAGAATGTATCCTAATTGTGATTTACAGGTTGCAATTGAAAATAAATATATTACAATACACTGGATATATCCAACCCCTTACATGGTTACAACTCAACAAGGTAGAAAGATTGATAATAAACTTATTCAAGTTAAAGAGATATTGAAGGATAGATTTATTGAGACATATTGGGGCGGTGATAGACAATTTGTATACGCTAGTTTTTAATTGCGTATAACGTTAAAAATATGAAATGTACGGGATTAAAAGCGGTATCCTATCCCGATACACAAAAGCAAATAAAGGCAGTACCGTTCAAATACGCACTGACACCCGTATATTTTATATACGGGTGTTGTGTGCAGTTAATTTTAATAATTATGTGGAGTAAAATGTATAAAATGAAATTAGGGGATGAACTAATTAATATTCCAAACAATAATTCATCAGAAAAATTAGTTCGTGTGCCTGGCGGTTGGGTATATACTTATGGAGATATGCAAGGAACATCATGCGTATTTATACCATTTGATAACGAATTTCAAATGGCAGACGAAGTTTAATTGCACACAACATTTGTATATACACAATCAACAAGTTGTTTTTATTCATAAAAAAGTATGATATATCTCATGGCTATTTTCTTGTAATTAGTATAATTCTGCCTTATCTTTAATTAACATTTAAAACAAGTACCATGAAAACGCAAGAATTTACTAAGGAAGAAATCGTAAACATCATTGTTGACGTAGTTGCTCCGGTTTGCAACTCAGAAAATACTTACTTTTTTGACATGAAAGAAAAAGCAAGAATCAATCTAAGATCAAAATTTATAGCATTGAGAAATGAATATATCATTGAAAGTTTTAAAAAAAATACTGGTTCCGATTTGGTTGAAATTGGTTCAAATACCTTTACAATCGTAAGAGAATATACAAATTTCTTAAGTGGCGTTAAGGTAAACGGTTTAAGGGCTTATAGCGACTAAATAACTGCAATCATTACCTAAGCCTGTCAATTAACTTTGACAGGCTTTTTTTTGTGCCTAATTTTGGCACATGAAACAAATATCATTTTTTGCAGCCGATAGCGAAATGTCTCAATGTATATCCAAAAAGGTTAACGAAGGATGCGACCAAGATCAGGCAATAGCTATTTGTTATCGTGAAATTCAAAGCAAGGCAAATGCAAAAGTTTCTACTTTTGAAATGTATGACGAAGTTGGTGAAGATATTACAGTCGATGGTGTAAAGAATTTTCTCAATGCAAATAAAAATAATGATATTTCATTTGATATTTCTACATTAGGTGGAGACCTTGCAACAGGTCTTTTAATCCACGATCTAATCAAATCGCATCCCAAAAAAACAATTGCAAACATAACTGGTTTAACAGCAAGCGCAGGTACTATAATTGCGTTAGGTTGCGATGAAATAAACATTAGTGATAATGCTTTATTTCTTGTGCATAACGGTTGGCAGGAAGTTGTCGGGAATACTTATGACATGCAGAAAGCGGCTTCCGATTTGGCTAAAATGGATGCAATAATGATAAAAATTTATCGTGAAAAAACTGGATTAAAGGACGAAGAAATAAAAAACATAATGAAAGCGTCAGATTGGATGTCTCCCGAAGAAGCTTTAAATTATGGATTTGTAGATAAAATCAAAAAAACAGGCGTAAAAATTGCCGCAAGCTTATACATAAGTGAAGCAAAGGGCAAAATTAACAATATTTTATTAACTAAATTGGAAGAAAAAATGATTAAAAATCCTTTCAAAAGCCCGAAAGCTAATGCTAGCGTGCTTAATATCTTGGCACTTAAGGACGGAAAAAACCTGCTTATTAATGCAGAGGAAGCCGCAATAGGTGTTGAGATTGCTCCTTTGGGTGCAGCCACTTTGGAAGATGGCGAATTTGAACTTGCTGACGGCCGTAAGATAGTCGTTTCTGGCGGAGTAATTACGGAAGTAAAAGAAATGACACCGCCCGAAGGCGAAGTTGCTGCGTCTACCGAAGAAATAGTTGCCGCAGTGTCTGCTTTAATTACTCCCGTTATGGCAAAAGTTGAGGCTTTAGAAAAAACTTTGGCAGGCATGACAAGCACGCATAAGCCAACTAAAGGTACACAGGTAACATCCCCTAGCGCATCAGTTCAAAGGCCTGTACAAACAAAAATACAGGAAATAACTGACGGTATTTTTCAGAAAATTCAGGAAACCCGTAAAGCTTAAAAGAAATGGCACTAACATTATCGAATTCAAATTACAACGGTGAAGTTCTCGAAAACTTATACCTTGTAACCGGAGTAGGCAACGAGGTTGTCGAAAAAGGAGCCGCCAAATTAATTACGGATATTTCTTCACATAAAGGTTTGCCGCGTTTATCGCAAACAGCAAATCCTATTGGGGATTATCAAGCTGGTGCGCCAGCAGGTGAAACCGCAACTACGTCTTATGCTGAAAGGACACTTGATCCACAGCCGATGACGGTCTATGAAACATTTCTGCCTACAACTTTCCATAATATATGGGAAAAATTTAAATCAATTGGGGACTTCTCAAATCTTGAATTAAATTCAGAATTGATGAATGCTATTTTAAATTTATACAAAAATGGCATTGGTACTCAGATGGCACGAAATTTCTGGCAAGGTAGTTTACTACTTGCTGCAAATGACCCATTAAATAAGTTCAATGGCATCATCACAAGGGCTATTTTGGATGCAAACGTAATTAAGCCTACACCAGCCGGAAATATTACAGACCAAAACTTTATGGATATTTTGGCTGCTTGCTGGGCTGCAATTCCAGACCATTTTATTGATGACCCAGACTTTGTACTGCACGTAAATACTACCGACTATAAGACAATGATGGCCGGAAATACAAAGCTTAAAGAAGCGTTTGTAGGTGTGTTTGGTATGGATTTAGAAACCATGTATCAAATGAAACGTATCAAGCATTTTCAGGGCTTAACACGTCATCACATTGTAGGCGCAAGGGTTACAAATGACGAAAGCTCGAATTTGAACTTAGGTGTTTGGGTTGATCCTGATATGGAAGCTGCTGTAGTTGATAAGGTTGCCGCAAATAGCCGTCAATGGTTCTTAAGGTTAGACTTTAAGGCAGATGCAAATTACCGTGTAAGTGAAGAACTTTTACTTTATACACCAGTTTAAAAATGAAAAAGTTATTTATAATTAGTTTAATTGCCGTGCTAGGCATGGCGTTAAACGCTCAACAGGGTTACCAGCAACTTGCCAACGATTCTACAAAAGGCGCACAAACGAAATATGCAACATCAACTGTAAATTGTGCCTATAATGGATTTGTTACATTTGATTTTACTGTTGTAAACAGGCAGGCAGACACAATGCTTGTTATATTACAAGGGTCAAACGATGCCGGGACAACTTATCTGGACATAGACACCGTTAGCCATAAGGTAACGACAACCGCAACTAATTACCAATTAGTAGATAATCCTTGTACTTTTCTTAAATATAGATTAAAGAAAATTGGTTCAGTTAATGACACATCGTATTTTTCAAAGCAACTTTTTATCTATAAACGATGAAACAACTATTAATACTAATTTGTTTTGTGCTTGCCTGCTTATCAGTAAGCGGGCAAGCCGCAAACCAAGTATTTGCTACCGACAGCACGAAAGGAAATGAAAACGTATATTTTACCGGCACAAAAGAGGCTGGTAATTATCAAGGCGTTGCAGGGTTTGTGTTTACAACATCTCATGACACAGCCACGTTTTATTTTCAAGGATGCTACAATACAAGTGCTTGGTATATGATCGATACGCTTGGTGTAAGTGGCGCTTCCGCCGTTAACCGTGAATTTTTTCAAGCCCCCCCACGCTATAAATATTACAGGGTTTGGGCTAAAGGAAATGCAAGCGATACGTGTATAATTACTAATTGTCGTTATTATCTAAAATATTAAATTATGCCAACAAATGTAAAAATTGATAGAGGTGTGGCTTTTGACGGGGCTGCAATCCTGCAAGCAGGCATAGGGAACTATGTGCTTTTAATAAACAAAGATGATTTGGACGGCGGGGTAATAACCGAAGATGCTGTTAGCCATGAGATCGAAACAATTACATTAGCAGCCGGGACACTGGCCTATAAAATTGAAAGCTCAAAAGGTTCTGCTCAAATTATACCTTCATGTCCTTTACGTGCTGTTACAGCAATTGACGGTTTTGACCATACTACTGATATTCGTATCTTAGATATTTCTCAATTAAGCCGTGAAAACATTGCACGTATGCGCTTTCAAAAGGTCGCTGCAATTATACCATTATCAAGCGGTAAATTTGCACTATATGGCCGTAATGTAGGGATGCGTATTTCTGATTTCCAAGAAAATCCGGGTGATGCTGACACGGGTGGAACTATCCAGGTTGTTTTAAAAACACCTGAAAACGACCCCCCCGAAATTTCACCAGCTCATTTGATTGCAAGTACTTTCGATGTACTCACTTTAACTACTTAATAATGAGTGGATTAAAACTATATTATCACAAAGGCGTGCGAATCGAATTTGATTCGCTACCTTTGTATTTTAAAAATAAATTAAAAACTGAAAACGATGGAACAGCAAGAAATACAGCCAGTACAGGAAATACAACCAAAAAACACAAAAAAACTTCCTCCAGTAGATAAAGCAACTTACGACAAATACACCTCGCTTAAATTCAGCGAGCTATCGGGTATTAAGTTAGAAAAAATAAAAGCAGACGAGCTTAGCGAACTTGAAAAACAGTTGTTAAAATGCTCAGGGAAGAAACCAATAAGGACACAAAGGGCTGCAATTAATGCGGACCAAGTGTTAATAGTTGAGGGTATTCCATTGCCTGTTGAATATCAGGAGATTATCGAAAATAGTAGCAATCCTGCTTATTATTTTGGAAATGCCAAATAATGAATCAACATTAAAAAATAATAATACCGACATGAAGGTCGCTGTAAACTCTATACAGCGAACCCTTTTTGTCGAAAGGCTTTATGTTAATAAGGCCTTTCCGGCCGACAGAATTGTCCCTTACGATTGGGATAATTTATACCCAAATAAAATAAAATCAATCGCCCAGCGTTCTGGCACAACCATGAGCGCTATTCAAACGTTATCTGCATTTATATCGGGTGATGGGTTTCCCGGAATGGATATTATTGTAAATTCAGAGGGGCAAACATTGTGGGATATTTTAAGGCATATTGATAATAGCAGGTCTATGTTTAAAGGATTTGCACTTCATGTTAATTATAATATGCTAGGAATAATCGCTGAAATAAACCCGATAAATTTTGAGTTTGTCCGATGGTCAAAAGACTTAAAAAACTTTGTAGTCAATCCAGACTGGGCTAGGCGCAATAGAAGGAAAGAAGAAGTTGAGTATTGTCCCTTCAATCCTTCGAATGTAATTGCCGAAATAAACCAAGCTGGCGGCATTCAGAATTATAAAGGCCAACTTTATTATTGGATTCCCAATTTAGCTGACTATTACACGGTTTGTAATTGGGATGAAGTACTGGACGATGCACAATTTGAAGCAGAGGCTAAACTTTATTCTCTTTCGAGTATTCAAAATGATTATAGCCTTTCAGGCTTAATCAGTTATCCGAAAAATTTCGCAGACCAGAAAGAAATTGACGATATAAAAGACGAGCTTGGAAAAGATAAAGGTTCTGCCAATGCAGGTGGTATTAGAGTTGTGGGGGCAATGCCTACGGAGGGTTTAAACAATTGGAAATGGTTTTCGCCTATCTCAAGAAACAATATTGATACTCTTTTTAAAAATCAAATTGAAACTGCAAAGTTTAATATATACGCAGCTTTTAGGCAGCCTCCAATACTTAACGGCGTTGCAACTTCCGGAATGTTTAACCAAGAAAGTTTTGCAGATGCTTTTAATTACTATAACTCAGCTACGGAGACTGAAAGAAAAGAAACTGAAAGGGAATTGAGTAAAATATTAAAATATTCGATTTGGGCGAATTTAGGGGAAATAAAAATAACACCTAAAAAATATAGCGCAATAAAAGAACAATTAACGCCACAAGAAATTGACCAAAAGTCAATAGAGACAAGGGAAACGGCACAAGCTAATTTGCGGGGCACCGTTGGAGGTGTTGATGGCATTCTTTCAATACAAACTAGCGTCTCAAACGGAGCTACAACCAGGGATAGCGCAATAGCCATACTTATTGAAGTATATGGTTTCAGTGAAGCAAGTGCCAATAAAATTATTGGCAGTCCAATTTTAAAACCCACAATATAATGGCTGAAACAACACTAATAACGATTACAGATGTAAGAACTTACAGGCATGTTGACCCTAAGTTCGATACGGTACGTTTTGCCGCTTTCTGCCAAGAAGTACAAAGAAAAAACTTACGCAACCTATTAGGTGAAGCATTATATAAAGCCTTTATGGATAGCGACAGACTAACGGGTATTTACAAGGATTTGCTTGACGGGAAAGTTTATACATTTGAAGGAAATCAAATTACATATTACGGAATTAAACCAGCCCTATGTTATTGGTGGTTAGCTGTTGCGACACGTGAAGGCGAATTGTTTCTTGGCACTGTTGGTGCGATTCAATTTGTGAACAATCAACAACAAAGTTTTGAAAGCGCAAAACAAAAAGAAGCTATTGCGGCAGGATATATTGAAACGGCTCAAGGTTACGCAAATGACGTGATTAAATTTTTAAACGAAAATAGCTCTTCTTATCCATTATGGGAAGGCGATTCAGAAGAAATAAATAAATCAAATTTTATCAGTTTTAGGTTATGATTTGGAGGGGGTTATATGGAGGAAATGCGCTTAAAGAGAATTGAGGACAATCAGAAGATAGTCTTAGAAACATTAATTGAATTAAAAATAGGCTTAATGGGCTCAAGGAAGCTTGGTATTGAAGGCACAATTCCAAAAGTAGAACGACACGATCAATATATTGAAAAGGATAAAAAATTAAAGTGGACAATAGCTGGTGGAATTAGCGTTATTAGTGCTTTTTTAACTTATTTATTTCAAAAATGATAACATTATCAGATAAAAGCAAAGAAAGGCTTTCAACTTGCTGTGAAGAAATCCAGAAAGTTATTAACCATGCAGCAAATAAAGGCTTAATGGATTTCACTGTGCTTTGCGGACATAGAACTGAAAAAGAACAAACCGATGCTTTTATGAAAGGAAATAGTAAGGCAAAGTTCCCGCAATCATCACACAACCGATTTCCCTCAATCGCTGTTGATCTTGCGCCATATCCAATTGATTGGAACGATACTGAACGATTTAAAGCATTAGGCAGATACGTTTTAGACTGCGCAAAAGAGTTAAATATACAGTTATATTGGGGGGGCAATTGGAAAGGCTTTATAGACTATCCACATTTTTCAACTAATAATAAATGATATGAAAACAAAGAAATATTACGCACCAACGCCCGTGAAGTGGCGAAAAATTGGCGATGCCTGTTTGACGATAGGTTCAACAATTACAAGTATTTCTGCCTTTACGATGCCACCTATAGTAACGGCGGCGGCGGCAATATTGACGTGTTTAGGAAAAATAATTACTAATTTTAATACGGAATAAAATGGAAGAAAGAAAAGGATTTTTAACGCCTGAGCAGGAAAAGATTTTAGACAATCTTATCCAGTTCAACAACAAATTAGCCGAAAAAGTTGACGGCTTTGCAATACGTCTTATTGACGATAAAGGCCTTGAGAGGCTTAAAAAAGAAATCGAAGAAAAACATCCGGGCGCAAAGGAAATAATCTACCAGGTTGTAGACACTATTTTTGAAGTGCTTGAGCAAATTAAAAAAGAGTAAGTTTTTTCATGTTGTATTGTTTTGGGTTTGCCCGTGCTAAAATTTAGCACGGGTTTTTTTTGACGAAAAGTTTTTATATGTGAAAAATTTTTTATACTTTTACTTATCTAAAAAACAATAACATGAAAACAGAAAACAAAATTATGCTAGCTGGGTTGATAGAAACTGGCAGCGACACAACATTATCTATAATACGTGAAGGTTACAACAAGGCCTTTTTAGGCTCAGAATTATCTATTGAAGACGAAGAAATTTGCGCATTGATTGATGATTATTTTGAAGCAAAAGAAAAAGTCAAAGAGTTAATTCCAGAAAAAACTATAGGAAAAGGCGTTCAGACTATTGAGTTTGAATATAAGTTTTTTAATATTCTTGCTGTTGTTTCTGTGAGTTGTGAACATTCTCCCGCTACCGGCTTTGCCCCTGAGACTAATGATTTTTCTTGTGAAATAATTGATTTAACAATAACTATATGATAACAACAAGAAGGCTTAAGATATGTGAGCTACTGCTTAAAGCAATAGCTATTAACGAAAAGCGAATATCTGAAATAGAATTTCGAATTTCAATTGAAGACAACAAACATCCTGTGCATAGTTATTTATTTGAATCTAAAAACTCCTATTTGCATAGGATAAATAAGCACGAAGAGGCTATAGCTTGGATGAAAAATAGGTTTAATGATACTTTAAATTTAATTGAAAGGTTTTAACATGGAAAACATACC